AACCACGAAGCCCGCTTCTCCAAGTGGCTGGCGAAGAAGACGCCGGAACTGGTCGGGATGACCGACGCCGAAGGGCGCGAGATCCTCTCGCTTGCCAACCTGTTGCGCCTTGACGCGCTCGGCATCACGCCGTGCATCTCCGAGGGCGTGGCGTTCGCAGGGCCAGAGCATCTGCGCTCGTACTACCAGATCGCACCCGACCTCATTGCGACACACGGCACCTACTCCCGATCCACGGGCGGCGGTGCCAGCATCATCCCTATCGTCGAGGCGGCTGGGGTCTCCGTTGTCGGAGGACACGACCACTCGCAGGGTGTTTCATTCAAGACCATTGGCGGCTTCGCTGGCATTGACGAGAAGCGAACCGCAGCCATCTCCACGGGGATGATGTGCCGACGTACCGAACTTGGGTACCTCGCCCAGCACCAGGTCAGCCGATGGGCGGCTGGCTTCGCGGTGATCGAACTCTGGGGTGAGGAGGCTGGCGAGTGGCAGCCAGACTTTGCTTCTTGGACTGGCTCGGAGCTGGCGTGGCGTGGTAAACGCTACGCACCGAAGAGTGTGGTAAAATAAGCAGAACCTAAAGGGAGGGATCGTGGTCGGAGTTATCGGGTCAGGGCAGGTAGCCCAACACGTCATCGCAGAGTTGCGCCGTCGCAACCTACGCTTCAGAGTCTATACGCGCTCGCTTCAGCAAGGTGCTGATGCGGGCGTTTTTTCGTCTTACGATATGTCCACCATCGTGCAGCAACTACGGGATGATGACATCACCTCGGTGATCAACTGCGCTGCGATGAGGGACATCAATCTTTGCGAGAAGAACCCCGCTGGTGCCGTTGTCGCCAACGAAGTACTCCCAGAGATTATCGGCAACACGGTTCGGCAACTCTGTGTGTCGACCGACTATGTCTTTGACAGCAACGAGGAAGATCGTCCGCTCAACGAGGATGCGGTCAGCCGTGGCGCATTGAGCGTCTACGGGCAGACCAAACTCAACGGCGAGAAGAAGGTCCTTGAGCGCGGCGGCATCATCGCTCGCATCAGCAGCCCCTTCGGTGTCTACCCATCGCCGATGAAGCCAAGCTTCGTGGATATGGTGGTCTCCCACAACAAGCCGATGGACTTGCCGACCGATCAGTTCTTCAGCCCAACATACTTGCCGGATGCGGCAGAGCATCTGGTCGCACTGGCCATAGGTCCGTCCAACGGAATCTACCACCTCGTCAATCAGGGGAAGACCAACTGGATGGAGTTCGCCCGTATGGCCCGCTCACTCCGCAAGGTAAAGGGTAAGATCTCAGGCTCAATGCGCTGGGACAAGACTCGCCCACAGAACGGCGCACTCATCAACACGCGCCTCCCGCGTTTCCGAACGTGGGCTGAGGCAATGCAGGAATATCTCAGTGGAGACATAGCAGAAGGAAGGATCAAGCGATGAAAGTATTAGTGGTCGGGCATCGCGGGTTCATTGGCCCGCTTGTCGTCAAGCATCTCAAGCACGCTGGCGCACAGGTTCACGGCATTGACGAGTCGTGGTACGACGAGAGCATCCGTGGGCTGAACGCAGAACACTTGCCGCACTCGGAGCGCAACGGCAAGAACGCACGCTTCTCGGACATTGATCCGCTCGGTTCCTATGACGTGATCGTCTGGCTCGCTGCGGTGAGCAACGACCATATGGGAAACCTTGATGAGTTCGATACCTTCTGGAACAACTACGAACTGCCGAAGCTCAAGGCAGATGACTTCTGGGAGCGCAACCCGAACGGTCGCTTCGTCTACATCTCTTCGGCTTCTGTCTACGGCGCAAACGGAGACATCGCCAAGGAAGATACCGCAACCGATCCACTCACCGCGTACTCCAAGAGCAAGGTCAAGATGGACGAGTGGCTCGGCCAGCAGAACCGCTCGTGGGTATCGCTGCGCCTCGGCACCCTGTGGGGTGTCTCACCGAATATGCGACGCGATCTCGTGGTCAACGCCTTCACGTGGGAGGCGATCCACAAGAAGCACATCCACCCACAGTCGGAAGCCAAGCGACCGATCCTCAACGTGGATGACGCTGGCTGGATCATCTCGCTCGCTGCCATCCTCCCTGCGGTACAGGGAATCTACAACGCCTGCTCAGAGAACGTCACCGTCACGCAGTTGGCGGATCGCATCGGCAACGCAACTGGCGCTGAGGTCTCACCATACACGGGGAGCGACGGCGACAAGCGGGACTACTGGATGGACAACGGGCGAATGCTCTACCACTTTGAGATCCGCGACAGCGAACTGGCGAAGACCAGCAACCCAGCAGAGATCCTTGACGTAGAGCAGGCGCTGCTTGACTACGGCGGGAACCTCCGCACCCGCACGGAGATCTACAAAGAAGGATTGGAGTGAGCAACTTCTCCTCCATCCTTGACGGGTATCTTGCCCGCAAGGCGGAGGTAGGGCGGCCAGCCGTCGCCCGATGGCGTGGCTCGCTGCTTGGTGCGTGCATCCGGCAGCAGTGGTACGCCGCTGAGAAGGTAGAGCCGAGCAACCCCTTCCCTGACAATCTCTACCGAATCTTCGAGCGCGGGCACGCCGTTGCCGAGGTGCTGAACAAGGCGGGCAAGGATGCCCTAGAGGCTGGCGACCTGCTGGAGTTCCAGGAGGAAGTGCCAGTCCTGCTGCCGCAGTTTGATTTCTCTGGCAACGTGGATGCCTTCGTCAAGTGGCCCGACGGAAGGCGTGAGGTCTGGGAGTACAAGTCCACGACCAACCGAGGGATGCAGTACATCCGCGAGGTCAAGCCCGAGCACGCCGTGCAGGCGTCGATCTATGCCCACATCCTAGAGCAGGAGGTGGGTGAGCCTGTGGAGGCACGGGTGATCTACGCCGCCGCCGAGGACTTCAAGCTCCTTGAGTTCAGGCTAGACCGAGCGTGGCGCGACCGCGCACTCCGTGTCTTGCGTGTGCTAGAATACTACGGCAAGCGCAAACCGCCGCGCCTGCCGTCCCGAAGGGGGAAGGATATGAAGGCGGAGTGGCCCTGCAAGGGCTGCCAATGGTTGAAGGAGTGTAGAGGATGACGCAGTCAGTCAAACTCGCAGCCAAGATCGCTAAGGTTATGGAGGCGGTCGGATACGTTGCGAAGACAGGAACTAACTCAGCACAGGGGTACAAGTTCGTGCAGGCATCGGCAGTTGCCGACAAGGTGCGCGAGCAGCTCGTGAAGTTCAACGTCTCAATGACACCGACGAGCATCGATGTCATCAGCGAGGGACTCACGCCGAGCGGCAAGCAGACACTGCTTACGCTTCGCTTTACGTGGACACTCACCGACGGAGAGTCGGGCGAGACCATCTCGTTCCAGTCAGTCGGCACTGGCGCAGACTCAGGCGACAAGGCGGCATATAAGGCTGCGACTGGCGCACTGAAGTACGCGCTGCTCACTGGGTTCCTCATCCCAACGGGTGATGATCCTGAGGCCGACCTTTCAACGGATCGGATTGGCGAAGCCGCCAAGAAGATCTTCGGGGATACGGAGAAGGTCGCTCCTGCCCCAGCAAAGAAGCCCGACCTAGATGATTTGGAGTTCTAAGATGGCTGAGTTTGCACGAGGTCCACAGGTTTCATATGACGTTTGGCTCTCCGATAAGAAGGAGCCAAAGGAGAAAGAGTTCAAGACCGGGACGAAGGCGTTTGAGTTCTTCGCCAGCCGAGCGACCGATGCGTACACGCAGTGGCGTTCCGCTGACAAGGAGACTCGTGGCGCAGAGCCTACTGACAAGTACGTCTACCTGACGCTCACCGTCTTTGACAAGAAGACGCAGGAGCATCTGTACAAGATCTACTACAAGGTCGCAGAGTCCAAGACCAAGAACCCTAGCGAGAAGCGACCGAACCTGCACGTCACGGGCGAGTCCCGCAACGTGCGCGAGTACGACGGCAAGAACTACGAGGACGTCACGGTTCGTGATGCCTCCCCGTTGATCTGGACGCCAGCGGAAGCACGAGAATGATTAAGACGCCAGAGCAGGCAGTTGCAGCCGCAAGCTGCGCACTGGCGAGGATCTCTACATTCAAGTCCCAAGGGAGGCACGACGGTGGCTGCCCGACGTGTGAACACGACCCGAGGGAACTCTGTCGGATGGTGGCAGTGTTTATGGATGATACCGCGAATGCTGCTGCCATCCGACTCTACGAAACCCAAGAGGGGCAGAAGACGATGGAGTCAATGTGGCTGGGGTAAAAACCCAGAAGGGCGGCAAGAGTGTTCCTCCTAAGTGGACGAACCGACCCTGCATCAAGTGCGCCCTTGCCATTGAGAAGCAGGCTGACGCATACCGCGTACAATCATTCGAGTTCATCGGATTCAAGAAGTCAACGGAGTGGCACTGGGTGCATAGAAAATGCCTCGATACGAAGTAACCCGCAGTGCGCGGGCCATTGATGACGATCTGGACATTGTCCAGAATAACGACATCTGCTATCTCCTTGACGGTAGGTACGGCAGGATCTACGCTGGCCTCTCCGTCCGCTATGATGCAGCAGTGGCACCAGAGGGCTGGTTCTTTCTGCGAGAGACGATTGAGAACCGCGTGCTGAACAAGGAGTTGGTCGCCTCCGGGCTGGTCGTCCTTGGAGACAAGATGATCGTGGGTAGGCGAACCGCACAGTTAGCGAGGGTGAAGAATGGGTAAGATGAAAGACCTAGCAATCCAAGAAGCAAACGCCGAGCGGTCGTCACGCGGGAAGCGGGCGAGGCAGCGCGGCAACAGCTTTGAGCGAGAGGTCGCCGCCCGCCTCAACGGCAAGCGCACCGGGATGTACGGTGGCAAGAACGACGTGGAGGCTGGCTCCTTCGTGATCCAGTGCAAGGTCGGGCTATCGTACCCAGAGCGACTAGATAAATGGTTAAGAGAACTTAACCCAAAGGCTGACCAACTGGCAGTGCTGGTGGTTGGCGATTCGCCAGGTGCAGGTACACGTCGGCGTGCCTTGGCTGTGATTGACTTCGACGACTTCGTTCAGTGGTATGGCAAGGAGGAACACAATGAGCTTTGAACCAAAGATCATCAAGGCAAACGTCTTCAAGGATAGCCGAGGGTACTTCAGCGAGATCCTCAAGGACTACGGCTTCGCGCAGATCAATATGTCGTGGAGCATCGGTGGCACCTTCCGTGGCATCCACGCCCAGCGCCTGATGGACAAGGCGATGTGGATCGCCAGCGGCAAGGCTATCGTCTACGCAGTGAACCTTGACCCATCGTCCATCCTCTACGGCAAGGTCATCTCCGAGACGATGGAGGCTGGTGACGGCAAGGTCTTCTTCGCTCCGTGGTGGTGGGGTCGGGGCTTCCTCGCCCTTGAGGACACGACCGTGACCTATGCAACCACCGATGTTTACCGACCAGATCACGAGACTGGCATCTCTTACATCGGCTTGGCCGACATTGAGAAGGACCTGGAGCGGGTCAAGGCACAGCTCCTCGTCAGCGACAAGGACAAGGCTGCCCCATCCATCAAGACAGAGGGCACGTCGGAGAACCTTGCCAACTGGAAGCGAGCAGGCGACGACATCCTCCGTGATAGGAGTATGGAAGAGTGACCCTTCCGGCAAGGAAGCGAAAGCCTGATGCCGTCCTCGTCTCACAGGTCTGGCTGCACATCTTCAAGATGCTGCTTGACGGGCTAGAGGGACAACCAAACAAAGAACAGTTGGCAGCCTATGCCGCCAACGCCATCATCAAGGAGGTTGACTTTGGCTACGCAGCCTGACAACGACGAACAGATCGTCGTTCCTAGCATTCGACAGATCATCACAGCACCAGTTGCCACGCAGCACTCGCGCATCTCGCTCCTCTACGGAGTGGCTGCCGCCCTTGCTGCGTTTGCACCCGTGCCGTTCGGTCCACTTGCAGCGTTCACGATTGCCATCCTCGCTGCTGAACGGAAGAAGTGAAGCTTGGACTCACGTGCAACCGCTGCAAGGGAAGACTCAAACCTTTACGACAGCCTCCGCAAACACTTAGAGAATACACGCTCCGCCTCTTCCAGTGCGAAGGATGCGGCAAGCGATGCGCAGTTGCGTGGTTCATCGTCAACGAACACAAAGCCCGCTGGCTTGAAAGGCTCTATGAGGAACACACCGAAGGACTTTGAGCAGTACTTCCAAGGCCTCTACGACGAGGCGCGGGACATCCTTGTCCAGCGTCAGCGGCAGTATGGCCCAGCCAACATCGAGTCCCTCGGTATCCCCGGCGTCTTCTCTCGGATGTCCGATGACAAGATGAGCCGCATCAAGAAGGCGTTGAGCGGCGAGTTCATCAAAGGTCGCGTCGTCCTCTCGCAAGATTCCCTGAAGGAACTTCAGCATCCGTCGGTGCGCGATGCCTTGATGGACGCTGCCAACTACTGCCTCATCCTCGTGTCCCTCATTGAGAGCGAGTGGTCTAACCTAGAGTTAGAACGAGACCCCGATGATGGGGAATCCTACTGACCCAGACCCGCTAGAAGCCTCCGTAGAATCGCTTCTAGAGGGTCTGGGAGCCACGCAGAGGCACGTTTCTACCTGGGGTGGTGTCTTACCCCTCCTTACCCCTGAACAACGGCTGATGGCCGCGTATGGCGTGTACCTAGCATTGGAGCTGATCCGTGAGCGACGAAGAAGTCAGGCAACTATTCAAGGAGGCAGCAGCGAAAGAGGGTAAGTCGCTGCGCCAATGGTGCAAGGATAACGGCATCGTCTACGAGACGCTCATCGGTCGAGAGATTCCATCCGACGTTCCACTGTCCGCCGTCCACGATCACGATGGTAGCCTGTTCGGCAACTGCCCGGTCTGCACAAAAGAATGAACCCCTGCTGGATGAGCGCCAGCAGGGGTTCGGTAGCGGGTAGGGGGACCACCCGTCGTAGTTAGTCTAACATAAACTAATTATCGGTGTTGGGAAAGATGTTTAAACAATTGCCTGCCAAGAAATTCAGTATACGCAGGAGGAATTGCTTCTACCAATTCTTTCCAAATCATCCAGTCTACACCCATTGCCTCACGGGCCTGATCCATTGTGTCCGCCGTCTTCCCACCTTTAGGTATGTCGTCCCTCATTGATCCATAAATTCCGACTGGCCTACCCTGCTTCTTGTGGTCGCAGGAACTTCCAACCAGTTGAATATTCGATTCAAACCTTCTATGCCTTCTAACCTTCAATCCAAAAGATGATCCACATAGTTGGACTGGATTGATTAGCGGCGCACCAGGAACGTTCTCTATAATATATGGAAGTCCAGAGGATATAAGACCAGCTCTTGTCTCTGGAATTAGGTCAATCTTGTCAGTTGTTTTACCCTGAGCATTGCGAAGATGTTGAGTAATGCTATGAGTTTGGCAAGGAGGAGATGCCACAATTGCATCAAATCTGGAAATAAAACTTGCGTCATTGAGTACCTCTATGGCATCGGCCTTAATAAATTCAAACGGGTATCTCTTCTGCTTAGCAATATCTACTCCAACCACTTCAAATCCAGCCCTGCTGTACCCAACAGAGGCACCACCAGCTTTACAAAATAGGTCTAGTATCCTCATACGTCCTCCTTGAAGGTAGTCGTAGCCTTGACGAAGGTCAAGTCAATCTCACCCGTCGGGCCATTGCGGTGCTTCGCCAACGACAACTTGATCTTCTCGGTTGCCTGCCCGTGCTCCTGCCCATTGGGACGCCATAGCAGCATCACAAGGTCAGCGTCCTGCTCAATCGCACCAGAGTCTCGGAGGTCAGCCAGTCGTGGTTGGCCTCCTTCTCTATGCTCGGCGGCACGAGACAACTGCGACAGCGCGATTACGGGAACGTTCAGCTCCCGCGCCATCGCCTTCAGCCCTCGGCTGATGTCGCTCGTCTCGACCACCCTGTTGCCCTCCTTGGTCTGCTTCGTTGGCATCATCAGTTGGAGGTAGTCCACGATGATGAGGTCGACCCCGCCATCGGCAGACAGCCGCCGCGCCTTTGACCGCAGGTCTACGGGCGAGGCAACGGGCGAGTCGTCAATGAAGATGCTCGCCTTCTCCAAGTGGTAGACCGACGCTGCGATGCGGGCGAGGTTCATCCCCTCCACGTCGCCCCGGCGAATGCGGAAGATGTCCACGCCAGACGCACCAGCCATCAGGCGGGTCGCCAACTGATCCTTGCTCATCTCCAACGAGAACACAGCGACACGCTTGCCGTGCTTGATGGCAGCGTGTTGCGCAATGTTCAGGGCGAGGCTCGTCTTGCCGACCGACGGACGGGCGGCGAGGATGGTGAGGTCTGACTTCTGCCAGCCCCCAGTCATATGGTCAAGCGACGGCAGCCCAGAGAGCACGCCCTCTGCCGACCCTCGGTTGTGCCTCGTCCAGTCCAAGCGACTGACCGCATCGTTGATGAGTCCACTCATCTCCGTGAAGTCGGACTTCTTCATCGTGCGTGCGACCTTGTAGATCTCTGCCTCTGCCCTGTCCAATGCCTCGTCGGCATCGGCGGGGTCTTCGTAGGCAATCTCCGCCACCCGTGAGGCAGCCGTGATCAGCCGTCGCAGCGTCGCCTTCGTGCGCACCGAGTCGGCATACGACTTGGCATTGGCACTCGTCGGCGTGCGTGAGAGGAAGTCGGAGAGCGAGGCGTAGCCGCCAGCCTCGTCAATGGCATTGCGCCGTGCCAGCTCATCGCCAACCGACACGATGTCGAGCGGGTCGCCCCGCTTGTACACCTCAACGATGGCCGTCCAGACGGCACGATGCTGCGCCGTAGAGAAGTCATCGGGGTTGACGCCAATGGCATAGCCCATCGCCTCGTCGTCAATGAGGACAGAGCCGATCAGCCCTGACTCTGCCTCTGCACTACGAGGTGGTTGTCTCACTTAGCCTCCTTCTTCTTCAATCGGTAATAGAACGCATACTCCGCTGCCTTGCGCTTATCCCTGCGCCTCCCACGAGAATCATCAACCTCCATCTGCGAAGACACAATCATACCTTCGCTCCGAGCCCACGCCTCGTCGGCGGTGATTCTCCGTCCGTGAATACGCCGTCGGTTGGCGATGTCGCAGTCGCTCACGTCAAAGAGCGCACCACTGCGCTCCTCCACCGAGAACGAATCTTTCGGCGTGATGTGTTCGACGTGCGCCCACAGCCCGCAGGTGTCGCAGGTGTAGGCGAGTTCATTGTGAAGGTCGAGTATAGCACGCGCCTTCTTATGCCCGCTGCGCCATAGTTCTACAACCTGATCTTCTGCCTCAATGTACGCCGCTATCCATAACTCCTTTTCTTTGATGTCTGGACGACCACAGAACTCCACGTGGTCGCCCTCCTTGTGGTACTGCGATGTCCACGCCGAGTCTGGGCGCGTCCGCATCTCGTCGTTCCAATGATCGTCGGGGCAGATCATCTCCGCCCCGACGATCACGGCTACTGCTTGATACCTCTGCTCATCATCATTCATCAACCGCCACCTGCGGCAGCGACGCCCATCAGGAAGATGATCGCCATAAGTTTGGCAAAGTCCACCATAAACTCCTTCACTTGACCACTTGATACTTCCTGCCTTGGAAGCGCAACTCGGTGATGGCGTCCGTCGGGATTGACTTGTACTCCGATGACTTCGGCTCCCAGACAATCATCAGCCCCAACTTCTCTGGGTCGTATGCCTTCTTGCCTCCTTTGAGGTGCTTGTGTACGCCGAGGCGGCAGGTCATCACCCTACGCTCACCCGTCGTGCGCTTGGTGAACGCGATGGTGAAGAACCTCCCCATCGACTTCTTGATCAGGCGTACCGCCGCCTCAATGGTGAGCTTGTTGCCGTGCTGCGCTACCTTCGGGCAGGTGCGCACCCAGGTCTGGCCTGGTTGGTACGCCTCTGCCTCGAATACGTGGCCGCAGTCCCAGCAATAGAACTCCTCGGTCTTCATACTTCCTCCTCCCACTTGTCCATCGTGGCTCTCGCTTCTGCGACAGCGGCACGATGCTCGTTCTGCATCTCCTCATAGCACCACTCGTGATAGAAACACCCCTGCTTCTCCACCAGATCGTCGTGGCCCACGAGCATTGACTCACCGCAGCCGTCGCAGACTACCGAATCAACCTCACTCACTTGACCACCTCCACGGGTGTCTGCCGTCCTACGCCACCCGTACAGGCGCACGAGAAGTCAGGGTTCCAACAATGCGAGCAACCCTGCGGCTCGTTGTCCGCCTCATCGTCCTCATCGGTGTATCCATCTCCCTTGGACAGGGCGACAATCTCTTCGCCACCACCATCTTCGGCCTCTCCGTTGCGATACACCCGCTTGTCGTTGTGGTCTACGACCGCCACCGACACATCAAGCGGCTCGCCCGTATCAAACGATACGCCAACCACCGAGCCAGAAAGAACCTCGATCACCAACAGCCTACTCATACCTTCACCTCCTTCACCATAATCGTACGAGAGACTACATCGGCCTCCCGTTCGAGGTTGTATACGTAAAGCTCGGCATCGGCTTCTGGTGCGACCTCATAAATCGCCTTCACCAGACTATCCGCCCACTCCTGCTCGAATACGCTCCACGCCACGCTCCACCCACGTGCCTCCCAAATGTGGCCGCTATGAAATGTCTGTGGCGTTGCGCCATAGAATCCTACCTCGTTGAGTGCCTTCTCCACGACATCGACCACCTTGTCCACGTCATACGGCTTGCTCACCGACAGATACACCTCTGCTGCTGCGCTCACTTTGCCACCTCCTCACAATCGTATGACTTCCAATCGCAACCATCTTGCTCGCACGATGCGACGAAGCAACCTTCCTCGTGTCCCTTCTTGTCGCAATCCTTCCAATCAAGCTTGTGATTATGCTCCTCGCTCATCAGATAATCCTCCCAACTGCTACCCCTGCCATAAAGATTGAGAACCCCAACCACAGGACGCTCATACGCCACCAGAATAGGCGACGCTTCTCCTCCCGTCGTGTCCTCTTGATGTGCTCGAACAGCTTGCTATCCATCATCTTCCCCCTTCTACTCGTTGCCAAGCGCAACTTGCGCCCGTACAAACTCCTCCTCACAAGTACCTGCGTGCTCGCAAGAGATCACGACCTCGGTATCCTGCTCGGCGTATACCTTGTCCAACCACTTGTCCGACCCGCCGCCCTCCCAAAGCAGCGTGTTGTACCCGTAGCAGACATCTGCGATAGGGAACTCCCTCGCAATCGCATCACGCGCCGTCTGGAAGTATCTAATGCGTAGCCCTTCATCGTTCACCTCAAAGAGCGTCTTACTCCTCCCGCTCATACTCGTTGCCACAAGCACGCACAGGTTAGTGTCCGATGAACCAAGAAACTCATCGTGTACTATCTTCCACTTCGCCATAGCTTCCCCCTTCCTGCTATCGTGCGCCAACATAGCGCACGCTCACAATAGCGACCCCACGCCCTAACGTCAATCCCCCTGCGAGGAACGCCGTAGGCGATAGGTCAATCACGGCGCGACCCTTCGCGCACGCATCACAATAATCCCGCACCACGACCCGCACCGAGCGGCCCGTTGCGTGGAAGTACACGATGGCCTCGACGGGCGTCATACCCCACCGCCACCACCCCACGGCGGCATACATCACCAGCTCGCCACCACGCCCGCCGTCCCGCTTGGCGACGTAGGGGCGGCACGTATCCGTGCGCCCTAGATGCGACACGCCAGCAGGGCAGCGTGCGCCATACCACGTAGCTCGGCCCGTTGCGCCATACGACGTAGGGCTAGGATCAACCAGCGCGGCCGCGTCCTCGTAGAGTATGACGGGGGACGGCCCTACCCGCCCCCCGTCCTCGAAGTAGCCCATCGCCACGCCCGCCACGATGGCGAGCGTGAACGCTAGGGCGTAGACATATGGCCTCACGCGGTAGCCTCGGCGGGTACGCCGTACACCCCGCACCCGCCGCATACGTACGTGCGCTCGTCCCACGGGCCGCCCGCGTCTGGTTCTAGCTCGGCCCCCGTTGCGCTATCGGCGGGATAGAATCCCCCCGTATGGACGGCGTTGCCGCACGTACACTCAATCCAGTTGCCGTTATCCTTCCAGCTCATCGACTCGCTCATAGTATCCCCCTACGCTACGGGCTAGGGGACGGCTAACGCCGCCCCCCGCCCTATACCCTACGCGCCCGCTGCTACCAGCTCGCGGGCCTCGATACCCGCCGCCTCGGCCGCACGGCTATCCCGTACGCCTCGCAACGGCATAATCACGGCCATATACTCGCTCGCCCCGCCCGTTAGCGGGCCGCTAATAATCACGGGTTTATACTCCCCGTGTAGCAGTAGATCAACTTCCGCCCCGTGCCGATCCGCGAGCGCGCCCAGCACGTACTCGGCGGCCATCGTAGCCTCACCGCTACCCGTTGGCGCGATAGCGTACCCCTGCACGTGTAGAGCAACCCCATCGTCTACGGGGCGGCCCGTAATGGCCGCCCACGCAACACCCTTCGGCCCTAGCGCGAGCGTCGCACGCTCGGCGGATAGCCTATCGCCCGCCCGTGCGGCTATGAGCTTGGCAACGTCCAGCGCACGGCGTAGCCCGCGCTCAACGTCGCCCGATGGTACGCGTACCCGTGCCGTATGCGTGCCAGCGGCGGGGATTATCCCCGCCCTAAAATCGGGGTATCGCATACCCGTATCCTCAACGCGCACGGCTAGGCCCTGCGCCTCAACGAGTAGCGAACGGCCGCCCTCCCCGTAGTACGTCGCAACGCCGCGCCCGATCCACGCGGCCAGCTCGCCGCTAGGGCCGCGCCTACGCCGAGGGGTAGCCCCCTCGATAGCCTCG